TCAAACGTTTTTTATACCAACTACCTTGCGTTTGGGGCACCCTTGGGACACAACGTCAGAAAAACTGCTATTCAGCATTTCCACCTGGTTGCGGTCCATCTCTCCGATCCACTTCGAGTAAATCTCATAAACCATCTTCGCGTTTTCGTGACCCATCTGTCCGGCGATAAACGACGGGTTAGCACCGGCAGTTAATAACCAGCACGCAAAAGTGTGGCGCGACTGGTAAGGGCGCCTGTTCCTGATTCCTGCCTTCTTTAATCCTGCCTCCCAACTATACCCCAGAGACTGAGATCCGTAATACTTCGTTTCCCCGCGCCAGTTTTTGGGCGGGATAAACACGAACCGCAGTTTTTGTTGTTCAGTTAAACCATGTTCGCGGTGATGGAAGGTGATTTCGGTTTTGCTTAATGCGCCAGTTAGCTTGAATTGCTCACGTAAAGCGTTCAGCGCAGGCTCAAGCAGGGTTACAGTTCTAATCCCCGCTTCGGTTTTGGGTGGCACAAACAGCCCCTCATTAGTCTGATTACGCCTGACGTGAAGCTCACCCTTATCAAGGTCCACATCTTCCCAGGCTAAAGCTGTAAGCTCTCCATGCCGAAGGCCGGTAAAGATAGCTGTAGTCCAGAGTAAAACATAACGAGGAGATAGCGCTTTTATAAAACCTTCGAACTCACTCTGGAGAAGCGGATCCGGGTCTCTCCTGGAGCGCTTGAGCATTTTTATACCTTCGTGCGGGGTATGCTCTATAAAACCGCTCAGGCTAGCCAGTTTGAGCAACGCAGTCAGGTTGTTCATCAGGCCGTTGACCGTGGATACAGCACGACCTTTTCTTTTTAACCAGGGCGCATGATCGCTAAAGGTGTTTCCCGTTAAAAGCGCGTTTCTGTAATTCAACAGATCGGTATGCTGAATATCTGCAATATGCGTATTACTTCCGACGATAGCGCAAAGTGTTGCTATTCGTGATTCTGCGCCTCTGTATGATGCAGCTGAAACCTCAAGCTTTTTTGCATCAAGATAAACTTTGCATAATTCACCAAAGGTTTTAACTTTTTGTGTCGTGGTAAATTTTTTAATCGCTTTTGATTCAGGAAAGTGCTCTGCATAGTCAAACTTCCCCTGCTGAATCTCACTTACTATTAAAGCGCGGAGGTTACCAGCCTTTCGTATATTACTATTAGATACAGTCCAGCCCCGCAAAACTTCGCGGCACCGTATGCCGCGATATAGAAAGCTAATTCTTATTCCCTTCCCATGCAGCTCTACGCCAGCTGGCATATTCATTATGTTTCCCCGACAAGCCTATTAATCCTGGTGTAGTTGTAGAGAAGAGTTACCCTTCCTTCTGAAGCTTCGGGATCAGGTGAGTGCTTCTTATAATGAACCCCCTCAATCCATCTCCCCTCCCGGTAAGATTTAATTTGCCGGGGAGTCATATACATCTTCGCTACAATTCCCTTTTCCATCACCCATTCATCTTCTTGAGTAATATCGGCCATAGATAACCTCATGGCCGGGAAACTATAATCAGTCCCCCGGTTTAATGTTGATTATTGGAAATCAGTTTAGTATTGATACTCGATATTTCAGTCGTTCCATGCTTCAAGTTCGTTCTCGATCTCTTCGTCGATTTCGTCGTTGGTAGCGTCTTCGTCCAGGCAGTCGCGCGCCTCTTTCAGGTACTGTTCATGGCGTTCCCGATACCAGGCCGAAAACTCTGACGTCCAGCCGTTCAGCTTGCCGTCATAGTCAACCTTGGCGTTACGTTCAGCCATGCTCTCAACCATGCTATAAGCAGTAGTGAGTGCCGCTTCGCGGATATACCCGCGCAGGTCGCTTTTGCGCCAGTAGGGGTTATGCTTCGAGTCGCAGACAGATTTAAATTTCACTTCCCAGCGGCGTATACAACGCGCGTTTAATGATTTGCTCATCGTGATGCCTCCGCTTTAAGTGCTTCATACGCACGTAATACGTGAGTGGTTTTACCGGTAATAACCGTTTTTAAAATAAATAAACCGCTACGTTTAGCGCGAACTGAAGGGGCAAGGAATAATGCCGTATCAACGGCGCGGTTATGAAGACGGAATTCAAAAACCGTACTGGTAATCGTGGCGGTAGCAATTACACCTTTATCTTTAAATTCTATTTTCATGATTGTGCTTTCCTGTCTTTAAGTTGGTTATATTTTTCATGGCTCATAACTTCCCAGCAGGTCCCGTTATTGCGGGATAATAAGCGCCATTTTCTTCCAATTTTTAAACTTAAATTTCCGCATTTGATGCGACATGGCTTTATGTTTCCTTTGCTATACAAGCTGAGGATTTGCGATGCCTTTTCGTTTACATGCGGTGGAATACGGTTAGATGTGATTATCATCCTTCACCTACCAGCGCTTGTTGGCAAGGTGTCCAGGTCGTGACGGCAAGGTTTTACGAAACGAGGAGGCAGCAGCGGAGAGGGCGATTTTCTGCTTTTCTTTCTCATTGCATACCGGGCAGAAATAAAAGTCTCTCCGATAAGCACCTCTGCCAGAGGGGCGGTATTGCAACTCATCGCGAGCAAAAGAATCACCGCAACCATGACAGTGCAACTTTAATTCTTCCATTTACCTATCTCCGGGTGAATTTAATGTGTGGTCATACCTGCCAGTTAAGGCATTAAATAAAAGGTGATGATATTAGTAAGAAACTTCGGTATTTATTTTATAGCGTGCATTGCCAGTGTCTGCGTTAACAGAAACCAAGTCGCCATACATATCATGATTCAAAATGACATCATTGAATTTCAGGGCTGTGAGAGATTCTTCGCGACCGCAAAACATAAAATCTTCTGCGTGCTTTGCTTTCTCAAAAATATCTTTCATAGACGAAAAAGCTTCGGCCCACATTTCACCATTGCCAATAAATTGCGCAATAGCCAGCTTGCTTTGTGCCGCTTTAAAAGCCGGCTTGCCATGTAGTAAATTAGCCATAGAATACCCCTTTGATATACATAAATTCGACAGCCACGCCTGCCCAGAAAACCAATCCGATGGCCAGCGCGATAACCAGGGAACGAATGCCGTTTCTGCTCATTTGTTACTCCAGAATGGGAAGCTGATAACGACAACAGCAACCAAAAGCACGGCAACCTTTAAACAGAACCGGTGCCACGCAGGTACTTCATGTTCGCGGATCATTTGCCACTCCTTACTGTCATGTGAAGTTAAGTACCAACAGACCTTGCAATGCAGTGCCGGGTGCCTCCCGGTGATACCAGCCAGTTAACAACTGGTATCGGCAGCTTTCTTTCCACCCCACTTCGGGAAACAAGTGGTACTGCTTTAACTGAACCGCGTGCGCATAGCCGCATTCACTGCATTGCAAGGTCTGTTAATTTGCCTGTCTTTTCACCACTTCAGGCTCGGTGGTATGCTGGAGTTCTCACACAGCCAGCAAAGGTAAAACATGAACAAAGACGATAAGGCTTGGCTTTTGGCCGTTGCTTATGCCACTACTCAACCAAAAGAAATAACCCCTGAAGAGTTCCTTTCCGAAGTTGAGCGCTCTGAAGTTGATTTTCTCTCCCTGCTTACAAAGCGCGAGGAAGAGGAAAGTGCGCAAGCGATCAAGACTTGGGAGCAACTAGGCTCTTCAAACTAATTGCCGAAATAGCGGCTTCAACTACGGTTGTGGCTGCTTCTACCACCTCATCCTTAGTTCGCCTGTCCCTCACCTTTTCCGCCACCACTGCAAGAACGGTAGGTAAAACCTTGTCAATAATCAGTAGGGCAACGTCTTTGCTGCATAGCTGACCGTTAATCACTACCAGATCTTTGCTTTCCATATTCACCTCGTTAGTTAGCCCTTATCGCCGGGTAGCGGAACGTTTAACCTATCGCACCGTTGTGTCGATAAGTAGAGAATACTACATAAAGTAGATTGGTCAACACCAAAAGTAGAAATAAATATCTACTTTTGGTTGTTTTATTGGAGTGGAGACACAAAAAAACCCAGCATTGCTGGGTTTAGAAAGGTTTGTTTGGGGGTTATTTTTTGTCTGGGTCTGCGTATTCGCTGTAGAACTCCAGGAGCTTCTTATAGCGAATCTCAAAGGCCAGAAGCATGTTGTTTGCCTCGGCATCAGGGAATTTTCGGAAGACTCGAATCAGGCGTTTCTCTTCATCGCTTAAGCTGGTGAATTCTGTTTCGTCGGCTTTATCTGGATGGGAGGGGTTGGAAGCCTCTGGAACGATATTGGACTCAGCTACGTTTTCTACTGCCCCGTAGTCCAGCCAGGCTGGAGGCACGTTCAACCATTCCGCAATTCTAATTAGCTTTTCATCGCGTGGTTTTGCTGTGCCGAGCGTATACCGCCTAGCCATTTCGTAGGTGACCTGTCCCGCATGACTTAATTGCTTAACAGACAAGTTCTTTTTACTCATCTCTTGGTTAAGGCGGTCTGCGAAGTCTTGATGCTTATTCGATTTTTCTACCATAGGTAGAAGATTACGGCAGAGCGTGTTTTTAGTCATTTCTATTTTAAGTAGTTGCATTCTCTACTTTGTGTAGTATTCTCTACTTACCAACTCACAGGAGGTAAGAATGCTTACACCATATAAAAACATTACGGAGAAAGCCGTTAGAGCGATTGGAAATGTTTCCTATGTCGCTCGCATGTTCGACTTTAAGTCGAGTCAGTCAGTAGCAAATTGGATTAACCGTAATTGCGTCCCAAGCGATCGCGTTATCCCTCTCTGCCGTATGGGGGGCTGGGTAGTCACGCCTCATGAACTTCGCCCGGATCTCCATCCAACACCACTTAGTGGGCTTACGGAAGAAATTATCACCAAGCGCCAGAAGGAGTCTGATTGATGGAAATCAAACACGAGCACGTTGAAATGGTCCTGCTGGCATGGGCTGCGGAAGTTGGTCAGGCGTTCGCGGCAAATGCTATCGCTGAGGAATATGCACGTATTGGTGGCGATCAGCTGCGCCTTGTGCCGGGGAAAACCTGGAGTAACCAGCAGAACATTTTCCACCGCTGGCTGAAAGGTGAGACCGAACTGCAGCGCGAAAAAATCCGTTTGCTGCTCCCGGCAATTCTGCGCGTTCTCCCGCGTGAAATCCGTCACCGCTTGAGCATCTACGACACCATTGAGCGCAGAGCGCTGCTTGCGGCTCAGCACGCTATTGGAACGGCAATTGATGCTCACGATGACGCGATCGAGGCCGTATACAGCAAAGCGTATCAACCTGGCGCTGTTGAAGTACCGAAATACCACTGATTCCGGAGGTGACTATGTGTAACCAGTCTGCTGCTGAATTGATTGCACGCCTTAAAAAGGCTTATCCGGCGTATGTGCCATCCGAAGGGGATTGCGCAAGTAACGGGATACCCAAGGCGGGAGCACGCTTTCAGCACAGACACAAGGGGCACATGGTGACGGTACTCACGGCAACTGAGAAAGATGTGTCCTATCGCAAAGCCTGCGGGAAAGTTGGCTGGATGGGGTTACGTGAGTTTTTACGGCTACACAATGAGGTTTTGGTATGAGCAATCAGGTCTTTGAAATTGTTCAGGCCATGTCAGGGCAGGGGAACTGCATAACGATACCCGGCCCGTATCTGGATTTCTTTGCAGGAGACAGGCAGCAGCATTTGCTGGCAGCGATTCTGAATCAGCTGGTGTTCTGGTCGGGTAAGTCGAGTCTGGATGATGGCTGGTTTTACAAGGAGCATGCGGCGCTAGCGAAAGAGGTTCACGCCAAAGACGGCGATGTTGTCCGGAAAGCGATGTTCAAAATTACGGATCAGTACCTGTCTGGCGTTATCGAAGAAGAGCTTCACCAGGTAGGTGGAACACCCAAAAAACATTACCGGATTGACCAGGAAGCGCTTATTTCCCGGATATTCCCGTTAACACTGGATTCGGCTCAAGAGCCGAATGGGAATAAGTCATTGAAAGGCATGGAAACGGCTTATAAGCCGAATGGAATCGGCGCAAAAGCCGAATCGAAGCAAGTTACTGAAAATAATGGAAACGGCTCTCAAGCCGAATGCATTCGTCCCAAGAGCCGAATGGAAACGGCTCATGAGCCGAATCCTGGAATCGGCTCTCAAGCCGAATCCTATCTCTATACAGATCTTAAAAACAGATCATTACATACAGATCATAAAAACCACGCGGGAGAGATTTCTCCTGTGGATAACTTTTCTGAATCGACTCAGAAAACTGTCATCCCGGAAGTAGTTATTCCTGACGCTACCGAAGCCAGCAACCTGGCTACAGATGACGATTTTGACCTCGCTACGTGGTTCTGGTCGACCATCATCGAGCTGTACGAACGCGCAGCAGAGTTCGACGGCACTCTGGCAAAACCGAGAGAGCCAAACTTCGCAGCATGGGCGCAAGAAATTTGCATGCTGCGCCAGGAGCACGGCTGCAGCCATGACCAAATCCGCATCATGATTGAGCGCATTCAGCGCGATCAGTTCTGGTGCTCCCGAGTTCAATCCGTGAAAACCCTACGCAGCAAATGGCAGGAGCTGGCTCTGAAGTTATGCCCGGCAAACCTGGCAACCGGCAGCTCGTTCGGTGTGAGCAGCAAACTGGATACCGACATCCCGAAAGGTTTCCGGGGCTAACAAATTTAACCGTGAGGATATCTCTGATGGAAAAAATTACTGACGTGCTGAAAGAGCTGGAGAAAGTCACCTGCCGTGAGCTGGCGGTCTATTTCGACCTGACAGCACCTGAAATGCTGGCCCGCCTGATGGTGCTGGAGCGCGAAGGCAAAGCGCAAAACCTGAATGGCTACTGGATGCCGGGTGGAAGTACCGAGCCCGTAGCGGTAACCAGCAAACTCACCGCGCTGGATATCAAGTTGCTCCAGTCGGTGCCGGTTGGCGTCTGGTTTGAGTGGCAGTCCCTTGCTGGTTTTGTTGATCGCCCTCGTTACCGCTGTGAACGTCTGGTGGCCGCCGGGTTTATGAATTCGAAGGTTACTAATCCTGGCAATCCGCACCACGGCACTAAATTCCAGAAAATCCGCGAGGTGACCCGGTGATGAGAGAGATACCTGATTGCCCGGTCTGTGGTTCCGCTGCTGAGTTTTATTTTCGGGATTACCAGGCTGGCGCCTGTTCCGGGGCACTGCGATGCCCTTACGGACATCTCCGCGTACAGGATAGCTACTGGGCTGGTGGCAAGAGTAAATCGAAAATCCGGCTGATTGAAAAATGGTCTCAGCAGGTCGAACAGAAAAAAGGTGAAGTGAAAAATGGCTAAAAACTCGATCGACGCGTATGGCGCCAGCGGCAAAACCAACGTTCTGATGTTCGAACCGGAAAAGCTGCACCTTGTTACCGACAAAAACCATCTTCTCTACGATGAACGTATCAACCTGCCGATCGACGAAGGGATGGTTCTGAACATCAAGGAGCTGGGTGTACTGGAGCCTATCATCGTCTGGAAAGACCCTGAAACAGGTCTCACCTGCGTGGTTGTTGGCCGTCAGCGCGTTAAACATACTCTGGAGGCAAATAAGCTTCTTTTGAAAGAGGGTAAGGACCCTCTGCTTGTTCCCGGAGTCGTTAAGCGCGGATCCGCAAATCAGATGGCTAAATACATGGTCAGCGAAAACGAAATTCGCCGACCCGATACGCCGCTGGGTCGGGCTAAAAAAATGTCAGACGCACTCGACCGCGGGCTCGATGAGGACGACATTGCGGTGTTGTTTGGCTGCAGCGTTCAGACCGTTCGAGCAACGCTCTCCCTCCTCGATGCTACTCAGGCCGTCAGGGAAGCGGTGGAGTCTGGAACTGTCACAGTTACCCAGGCGCGTCAGCTTGGCACGCTTCCTCCGGAAGAGCAGCGGGCAAAAGTGGCAGAAATCGAGCTGGCGACAGCTGGCACTACGGGCCATGAAAAAGCTCGACGTCAACGCGCTGTGCTTGGCGAAACTAAGCCACGTCTCAAATCACGCAAAGAAATCACAAAAGCCCTCGAAGGTGCCAGCGGTGAATACGCTGATGCACTGCGCTGGGTGCTTGGGGAGGCCAGCCATGACTGATATCACCAAACTGGCGAAAGCGGCAGAAAAATATCGCTCCACCCTTGAGGCTCATCGTAACAACCCGCGTGACGGTGTGGCACTGAATGCCTGGGATGATGCTACCAGCAAATTTATGGAGCTGGTCGACAATGACGAGCTCAATATCATTTCGGGGTTGCTAGAGGCGCTGGAGAAGGCGCGGCTGAGTATCGCCGAGCTGGAGCGCGAACAGGAGCATCTTCGCCCGGTTGGTGTGATGAGCGAGAAAGCATTTTACCGTCTTGAAAACAGCGAATGCCGCTTTATTGCGTTGTGGCCGCGCCCTGGTATCTTTTTGCCGCGCAAACGCCCCGAGGACGGCGTGATCGTTTATGCGCGTACAGCCGCCCCGCAGGAGGTGAAACCATAAAACGCAAACGCGCTATTTGTTATCAACAAATCACAGGTTTGTATTTATGCGAATGATAACCAGAAAGAAGCCAGCCTTCACTGAACTGTATCAGACCGGCGTACTGACTCGCATCGCTGCCGTAAAAAGTCCTGATGGCGGCGGCTGGCGATTGTTCGGGTTGTGGCGGGGCAAGGAGATAGCGGTATTTGTGGAGGCTGCTCGCGGAGGGATTCGCGAGTGGTCAGGTCTGGACTATCTTGCTAACTTCTGCGCAAGTTGTGGCATTAGCCTGTGGGAAGTTCACAACAAGGTCGCTGAAAAAGCTCCTGAATAAGACCCCGCTTCGGCGGGTTTGTTTGGTCAACCAGGTACTGCCAACTGTTTCTATTCCTTCTGCGATCAAATAGGGGGTTGCACACTACACAAAATGTGCATTCTTTGTCGCGGTAGTGTTTTCTGCTACTCAATTTTTCATGTAATTAATTAAATCCTGAAATTGGCTTAATTCTTCTATCTGAGTGAAATAGGGGGTTGCGCCAGAGAAAAAATGTGAATGACTTTTTTATATTTATTGTCTTCATTTAAGATGTTGAATTTATTAATTTTTATATTTTGTTTTCATTCACCCCCTTCCCGTGAAAATAGGGTCTTGATGGGCGATTTAAATATGTCATTGTATTCCAGAACGTCGCGAGTTCATTTTTAGCCATCCCTGTACAGGAAAAGCAAAAACCACTGTTTATGGAATAATCACAAGGTGCTAACTAATGAGTGAGAAAGAGATCATTGAAGCAATTCGCATTCTGGGGCGTTATGTCGTTGATAGTCTGCCTGGGGGGATTTTTGTTCTTACCCCATTAGAGGATGGGGAAATCATAAATACCGAGGAATCTCACAAGCAATGCAAAAGCTTCTTCCGGAAGAAGAAAAGCTGATTTATACTAATCACTTCGGCTGAACACCGAACCTATCGCGCCATCACCGGAGAAAAGTGATGCCGCAAAAACGCAGTAATTCCATTCAACGCCGTGCCTTTGTGCGCGGTGTTTTTGCTTTTCTGTCGTACCAGGGCGGTGCGATATGAGCAAATCCAAAACCAAGGCTGAAAAGCTCCATTTGAGCCGCGTAGCTGCGCTTGGCTGTGTGGTATGCCGGAACCTCAATTACGGCGAATCCCCGGCTGAAATCCATCACTGCAGCTCTGGCACTGGCTTATCTGTCCGCGCTGATAACTTCCATGTCATTCCGCTTTGCCATGCCCATCACCGCACCGGTGGTTACGGCGTTGCTATTCATGCTGGCCGTAAGTCATGGGAAGAAAAATTCGGTACTGAGGCTGAGTTACTGAGTCAGGTACTCCAGGAGTTAGGGGAGACCGTGAATGACTAATTTTTACTGTGAAGCCCTTACGGCCCTGCGTGCAGCTCCCCATCACTATTTGAAAGAAGTCGGCGACCAGTGGCGGACTCCGGATCTGCTCTTCTGGGGTATCAACGCGATGTTTGGTCCGTTGATGCTGGACCTGTTCGCAGACGACAGCAATGCAAAATGCCCTGTCTGGTACACCGCGGAAGATAATGCACTGACGCAGGACTGGTCGGAAATGCTTTCCTCAATCGGTGGCGCAGCCTACGGAAACCCGCCATACAGCCGCTCTCAGTACCACGAAAAGCAAGCTATCACTGGCATGACGCACATCATGAACTATGCAACTGAGCAACGAGAGAAGGGCGGTCGCTATGTCTTCCTGGTGAAGTCAGCCACAAGCGAAACATGGTGGCCGGAAGATGCGGATCACGTCTGCTTTATTCGCGGGCGAATTGGTTTCGATCTGCCTGAGTGGTTTAAGCCAGCCGACGACAAACAAAAGCCAACCAGTGCGTTTTTCGCCGGGGCCATTGTCGTGTTCGATAAGTCATGGGCTGGCGAGCGGTTTAGTTACATCAATCGAGCGGAACTCGAAGCGAAGGGCTGCGCATTTATGTCACTGGCGCAGTTTGCCGCTGGTAAGGGAGAAATTGCATGACACCACTACAACGCCGCAGGCAAAACACCGCTATGTCAGAGGTCGCGATCGCCACACATAAGCGTTACCTTGGGCGCCCGGAACTACTGACCGGCATCCAGTCAGCCTGGATTAAGTCGCTTCTTACAGTATGGGGTGAGAGCCAGCGAGGGGAGACATACCCACGCAAGCCCACAGCGCACTCATGCTGGTGGTCAGTAAAGGGGACCAGATGGTCAGACAAAGCGTTAGAGCGCTTTACGGCGGCAATTGAGCAGGCAAGGGCAGAGGGCTTTCGCGGGCCTAATGCTCTGAAGCGTGCGCAGGTAATTCTCTGGCCGAAGCATGAGGCGAGCTTGATAGATACCGCCATCAGTAACGATGACGCAGAATTCATGGAGAAGTGTGTACTGGATGCCTTTGAGGTTACCGACCCGATTTACATCGTCGGATTGAACTACTACACAACCAGAAAAAAAATATCTGACATAACGCGAGAACTTCAGAAGCTGGCGCCTTGGCTGACGGCAGAGCAGTCGAGAGAGCGCGTGAAATGGTGCCTCAAGATATTTCAGGGGAAGATATTTTTAGCTGCACGCAAAAACCTGAGGGCTTAGATTTTAGCTTTTTGTGCTCATAATTAAAAACAACATTGATTTTCACCCAGAAGTTTAGATAATTCATTCATGCTTGGCAGAGCTGCGCCGCGATGGCAGCAATGAGAAGCGACAATTTAAACATGACGAAAGCCCCGCCCTTGCGGGGTTTTTGCTTTCCGGCGATACGACAGGGGTATTCGCGAGATGCATTGCATCAGTACCCCTGTCACATCGTCGTAGAGCATTGAAACGAGTTTCATCAGATGTTAAATTTTTGGTGTGGTGAATCCCCCTGTGCGGAGGGGCATTGCCAGTCTGATATGTTTTTTTGCGCATTGCGAGTCGTCTGTGGACTGGCGGCGACTTACCGGGAGGCACCCGGCACCACACCTAATAGAAAATGATGATAGCTGTAAGGCCCACTTCGGTGGGCTTTTTCTTTGGGCAAAAAAAAGCCCGCGTGGTTTCATGCAGGCAAGGCAGTTACATTTAGATTTTGTCCCGGTATATGTTTTTTGTCCGGAAGTCGAAAGATACTGTCTCGAATACATTTTGTAAATAACGGATTCAAATCACAAGGCCATGCATTTGCATGGCTTTTTTATTATCAGGTCCCGCAGGAATCATCATCGACACGCTTCGTTGTTAAATCCAGCCTGACGGGCCTGACCCCTTTTAAACACACACAGCACCCGCTACCAACGCGAGGTGAGAGCATGCAACGCATGGATAAAATCAGAGAGTGGCTCAGTTATTGGGTTGGAGGCTTAACGACCATGGGTGGCGTTCTTTCCCTGAACGACTGGGCAATTATCATAGGTATCGTCTGCACTATCGGTACTTTCGGTGTGAACTGGTACTACAAGCGCAAAGAGCGCGAGGATAGATTAAATGGCAATGTCACCAAAGCTCAGGAATAGCGTTCTTGCTGCCGTTGGTGGCGGTGCTATTGCCATTGCGTCGGCTCTCATCACCGGGCCAACCGGTAATGATGGTCTGGAGGGGGTTAGGTATAAGCCGTATCAGGATGTTGTAGGCGTCTGGACTGTCTGTTATGGCCACACTGGCAAAGACATCATGCTCGGCAAGAAGTACACCGAGGCTGAATGCCGCGCGCTGCTCAGTAAAGACCTGAACACCGTCGCTCGCCAGATTAACCCATACATCCAGAAGCCGATCCCCGAAACAATGCGCGGGGCTCTGTACTCGTTCGCTTATAACGTCGGCGCCGGAAACTTCCAGACCTCCACTCTGCTGCGCAAAATCAACCAGGGCGACCAGAAAGGTGCATGTGACCAGTTGCGCCGCTGGACCTATGCCAAGGGAAAACAGTGGAAAGGCCTGGTAACTCGCCGCGAGATTGAGCGTGAAGTATGTCTCTGGAGTCAAAAATGAGCCGGTTAACCGCCATTATCGGCGCCGTTGTGATCTGCCTGGTTGTTTGCCTTGGGTGGCTGGCAATGCATTACCACAACGCTGCTGCTGAGCAGAAAACCAGAGCCGATGGCGCCGAGCAGCAGGTAAACGCAGCGCAGGCGATCACATCAAACCTTCTGACCACCATGACCATCTTCAACACCATCGTCGAGGCCAACAAGAATGCAAAAGAGCAGATCGCACTGGACGCATCGGGAGCCTCGGCTGATATCCGGGTTGCTGTTGCGAATGATGATTGCACTAATCGGCCTGTGCCTGCTGGCGCAGTTAAGCGGCTGCAACAATTCGCGAACGGTCTACGTCAAAGTGCCGGTGGTCCCGTTACCAGCCAGCCTAACGGCTGACACCCCGCAACCGGAAATCCCTGACAACCTGACGTGGGGCCAGAGCCTCGATTTAAACGTCAGCCTGCTATCGGCGCTGGGACAGTGCAACCGGGATAAGGCTGATATCAGAGACGCAGAGAAAAGGCGGATTGCTCCGCCTGGTGATTAACCTACGCGTGTGGTTGGGAATACGTTACGGATACAGCGAGCAAAGTACGAACCCTTTGATGGTGCCGCCATCAGGGATTGATAAGTTGTAGCCGGAACGCCGTGATACTGATAAATACCGCCACTAATAAAGGCAATTTCAAGAACCCTTGTAGTGGGGTCATACCCTACAGACTGGAGATTAGAAGATGAAACAGGTCGACGAATCAAAGCGGTTTCCTCGTTTAAATGGGAAGAGTCCCGAGGAAATCGTAGAACTATTCAAAAGCTACAACTTTGTCGACGATCATGGACATCGACTGGATACGTGTCAGGACTTCAAAGATTTGGTTGAAATGGCTAGTGAGGCCTGACGGCATTACAGTGCCACTTCAAGAGGTGGCTCGATAATGTCACAACGAGGTAATCCATATGCGCACTACTGGAATCCTAATGGCGGAAATTACGCTTCGCCCATTTATGAAGCCGCTGCTCATCCTTTCAGTGCTTTTGCGCTGGGGCTGGCTCACTAAGAAGTGCATCCGGATTACCCCTGTAATTGGCAAACAGGCGTAAATATAAAGTTCTGCAAATGGTGCCATCAAAGCGCCATTGACAGAGTTTTATGTAATTTTTCTGATTCGCTTGTCTCGAAATTGCCGGGTAGGTATCAAAGTAAACCAGAGGATTGTTCTGTATGGCTGAAAATGACAACCGCAGGCCATACCCTCCCGTCAACTTCACTGGCGAAAACTGGCTGCCGTATACCCGGCTTATCCCTGCTGCCGAAATCGGCGAATGGGTAAATCAGAACATCCTCTCCGAAGACGGGCGAATCCATAACCCTGACCACGAACACCTCGTTAGCGCGCTGGCTGACGCTGACATTACGTTCATGTGGGCTTCTGGCTCATTCGCAAAAAGCGGGCGTATTGTGCTGGGTCAGTGTGAGCAGGTAATGATGCGCGCCGGAGGCTGGCAGAAATCCCGCATGGAGCAGCAGATGCATGAATGGTTCGGTCGCATACCGAAGTTCATCATCACGCTGGCTGCTGACTACTGCGAGCAATGCAACGATCTGGAGTTCTGCGCACTGGTAGAACATGAACTCTACCACATAGCCCAGGCTACCGATGACCATGGCGCGCCGAAGTTCAACAAAGAGACCGGAATGCCGGTTCTCAAGCTTCGCGGCCATGACGTCGAGGAATTCGTTGGAGTGGTCCGGCGTTACGGCGCCAGTAAAGACGTGCAGGAAATGGTCGATGCGGCGAACAGGCCGGCGGAGGTTGCTCATATCGATGTTGCCAGAGCGTGCGGGACGTGCATGCTGAAGCTGGCGTAAATTTAGGACTGGTTAGGACGGATGGTGAATTATGGCGGCATTAAAACCAGAGGTTAAAGCTTTCATAATTCAATCTGTTGCATGCTACGAAGCCCCCTCACAAGTGGCCGATGCCGTCCTAAAAGAATTTGGGGTAAAAATAACCCGGCAACAGGTGGATCAAAACGATCCAACGAAGGTTAGCGGGAAAGGGCTCGCCAAAAAGTGGGTAGACCTTTTCAATGCCACCCGAGGCCGATTCCTTAATGAGATATCCGATATTCCGATCGCCAATAAAGCGTACCGTCTCCGTGTACTTAACCGCATGGCCGTCAATGCCGAAAGCATGAAGAACTACGGCATGACCGCGCAGCTACTTGAACAGGCCGCCAAAGACGTAGGGGATGCCTACAGCAACAAATTGAAGGTTGAAAGCACAGGAAAAGACGGTGGTCCAATAAAAACAGAAACGGTCGCAATGACCCCACAGGAAGCTGCTGAAGCTTACAAAAAGCTAATGGGGTAAAACGGCAAAAATAAGCCTTATGTAGGTTAAAAAACCTATGCATTTTTGACCCTGTTTTATGCACGATTTATTCACTATATTTTTGCCACTTTTAACCGGCAAACCCGCCTAAACAGGGGCTTCACGCTGAATTAGTGATGAGTGTCGATCGTGTGGTGCGGGTAACGGTCATTATGTTAAATAGGGCTGTTTTTTAACATATTTGTAATGTAGTTAAATGGGAGGTGGGTGCCTCCCACGTTAATCCTAAGTCAGTTCCTTATTCACCGGTACGATCACGAACATCTGTCGAGGGGCCGTTTATCTGAACAGAGCGAATGCCGTTTTCCGCCCCTCCTTTGGTGTAATACATTTCACTTGTCGCAATAACTTCATGATTTCCAGCTTTGAGGACGAAGTAATAACGCTGTGAGTGGTCTTTCTGAGTTTTATGTATCTCGAAGTAACCCATTTTTTTCTCCTTAAACCATTCGAAATGAATGGTTACAAATTGAAGATATACCGGTTTTTTGTATTGGCAAAGAACATTGATGGGAGTGATCAAAATGCCGCTGCCCTTTACATTCGACTTCAAAAATCCTGACTACAACATGGTTTTTGAATGGAGAATGGAGCGCCTGCTGCGCATCAGGCAAAACCCTGATGTAATCCCTGCGCTGAGGCAGTTTTACCGTGACGACCCGGCACAGTTCATCATTGACTGGGGCATGACTACCGACCCACGCAACCTCGATTACGGTCTTCCGGCTACTATCCCGTTTTTGCTGTTCCCCCGCCAGGAGGAATGGATTAACTGGATCATGGAACGTCGCAGCCAGCTAGAGCACGGGCTAACGGAAAAGAGCCGTGAGATGGGTTTGAGTTGGACCTCTATAGGCCTGGCCTGCTCTCTGTGCCTATTCAACAAAGAAATGGTGATTGGCTTCGGCTCCCGCAAAGAGGAGTACGTTGACAGCACCGGTGACCCGAAGGCGCTTTTCTGGAAGGCCCGAAAGTTTGTTGAAATGCTACCCGTTGAGTTCCGCGGCTCCTGGACAGAGAAAAAGCACGCTCCGTATATGCGTGTTGAGTTCCCGGAAACAGGGGCTGTAATCAAGGGGGAAGCAGGCGATAACATCGGACGCGGTGACCGTACGACGCTTTATTTCGTGGATGAGGCCGCATTTCTTCAGCGACCGCTGCTGATTGATGCCGCGCTTTCGCAGACCACGCGTTGCCGTATCGATCTATCCTCTGTCAATGGCATGAGCAACCCTTTCGCGCAGAAACGGCATAGCGGGAAAATCCCGGTATTCACATTCCACTGGCGCAGCGATCCGCGTAAGGATGATGAGTGGTACCGGAAAGAGTGCGAAAAAATTGATAACCCGGTCATCGTTGCTCAGGAACTGGACCTCAACTATCAGGCATCAGCCGAAGGTATCCTAATCCCTTCTGAATGGGTTCAGGCCGCTGTAGATGCTCATATCAAGCTGGGTATTGAGCCCAGCGGTCAACGCCTCGGCGCGATGGATATTGCGGACGAGGGTAAGGATAAAAACGGATTCTCAGCTCGTTACGGTTTTCTCCTGCAGGACGTCAAAGAATGGTCAGGTGAAGGTAGCGACATTTACGCTTCAGTGGTGAAGGTCTTTGGATATTGTGATGATTTTGGACTGGATGAATTCCGGTTTGATGAGGATGGTCTGGGGGCAGGTGCTCGCGGCGATGCTCGTGTTATTAACGAACTTCGTTCTGGTGAACGCCTGCCACAAATCACCGCAACGCCTTTCCGTGGTAGCGGTAGTGTTTTTGATCCGGAAGATGAAGCCGTTCCCGGCGATAACGGGAAACCTGCACGCCTGAATAAGGACTTCTTTGCTAACGCAAAGGCTCAGAGCTGGTGGCATCTTCGTAAGTTATTCCGCAATACCTACCGCGCACTGCAGGGTATGGAATATAACCCTGATGAGATCATTTCCATCAGTAGCAAGATAGAAAACAAGGACCGTCTCCTGATGGAGCTTTCACAGCCTACCTGGTCAAAGAACGCCGTCGGAAAAATCCTTGTGGATAAACAGCCGGATGGAACGAAATCACCTAACCTAGCCGACTCAGTGATGATCAACTATGCACCTATGAATACGGCGATGGATATCTGGGCAAAACTCGGAGCATAACCATGGCGAAGAAAACAGGACGAGTCGCCACGGCGGATTCGTACGATAACTTTGTTGCCCGTGTCGGTATGCAGCAGCCTAACCAGCATGCCGCATCGACCTACAGGGCGAACTATACCAGCCGCAACCGTCTGCTCATCGAGTGGGCTTATCGGTCCTCCTGGATTATTGGCGCCGCAGTCGATTCGAAAGCGGATGATATGACCAAAAAAGGCGTGCGGATCACCAGTGAGATAGACCCGAAACGCCGTGGCATTCTCGAATCCCGGTTCGATGAGCTTCAGTTGTGGGATTGCATCAACGAGACGCTGAAATGGTCCCGGTTGTATGGTGGGGCGGTGGCGCTGATTCTGATTGAAGGTCAGGCACCACTAACGCCGCTGGTGCTGGATAAAGTAGGCAAGGGCAGTTTTAAAGGCCTGGCTGTGCTCGACCGCTGGATGATTAACCCTCAACTCACCAGGCGCATTAAGGCGCTTGGCCCCAACCTCGGCAAGCCTGAATTCTATGACATCGTGACGACGGCGCAGGGGCTTCCTGCATGGACCGTTCACCACAGCCGCCTGATCCGCATGGATGGTGTGAAACTGCCGTACCAGCAGAAAATCACCGAAAACGAGTGGGGCATGTCCATTGTCGAGCGCATCTTCGATCGCCTGACCTCCTACGATAGCACCAGCGTCGGCGCCGCCCAGCTTGCCTACAAGGCGCACCTGCGAACAGCAAAGATTAAAAAGCTGCGTGAAATCATCGCTATGGGCGGTAAGCCATTTGAAGCGCTTATCAAAAATATGGAGATGGTCCGCCAGTACCAGACAAACGAGGGTATATCCCTGTTTGATTCGGAGGACGAATTTGAAACGCATGCTTATTCTTTCGCAGGGCTGTCTGACCTTCTTAGCGAGTTTAAAGAGGATATCGCGGGTGCTGTCGGCATTCCTCTTGTCCGCCTGTTCCGCCAGTCACCGAAGGGCTTTTCAACCGGTGACGCTGACCTCGCGAACTATTACGACGACGTGGGAACGCTTCAGGAGCGAGATTTACGCCCTCACATCCGCCTGTTATTCGATGTACTGCATCGCTCAGAGTTTGGCGAACCGTTGCCGGAAGATTTCACCTTTGAGTTTAACCCCCTGTGGCAGATGAGCGACACCGACCGCTCTACGGTAGCGACTAACACAACTACCGCTCTGGCAACCGCTGTGCGTGATTTGGGAATGTCTCCGGCGGCTGCGCTGACCGATTTACGCGAGCTGTCTGACGTTACCGGCATCGGTGCTTCAATTAGCGATGAGGATATCCAGAATGCGGCGAAACAGTGGCAGGAGACTGAATCTGAAACCAGCCCTCCGCCGCCGATCGGAGGTCCAGTACCAGAAAAGCCTACTGGCGATAGTCGACCAGATAAACCAAATCGTCACGGGCTCCTACGATGGTTCACAGGCAAGCGCTGACAGCATTGCTAAATCGCTGGTTGACTACTCCGGGGTGATTGACGACTGGGCCGAAATGGTAGGTCTAAAGATGTTTGCCCAGGTAGAGCGTGAAGAGTGGAATCAGTGGCGCTCTGTTTCTGAAGAAATTTCCTCTGGTCTGCGTGACGTGATTAATAACACTCCCGTCGGCATGGTGGCGCAAGACATAGTCTACCGTCAGATTCGCTACATGAAATCTCTGCCATTAGAGGCGGCTGGGCGTGTCAGGGAAATTCAGGAGCGTGCGATACAGGCCGTCATTCATGGTGAGCGCCCCGATCAGCTTTATGAAATGATCATGCAATCTGGTGACGTGGCGGCCAGCAGAGCACGGATGATAGCCCGCACTGAGATAGGACGCGCCACTACCGCATTAACTCAGGCTCGGGCGTTATCCGTTGGCTCTGAGGGTTACTGGTGGCGCATCAAGGGGGCTGGTACCCGACCATCACACCGCAAAATGAAAGATAAGTTTGTGCGCTGGGACAACCCGCCAACACTCGACGGAATGACCGGCCACGCCGGATGCCTGCCGAACTGCGATTGCTGGCCTGAAGTGCAGATCCCTGAGTTTAGAAAATAATGCATAATGCATTAGTAACAACTCGATAGGGATAGCAAATGAAGCAAAACATACATAAGCTTAACGGGTTAGAATTCACCCATGAACGCGATTATATCAACGGGCAATGGGTATATTATTGGTATTTTAGACCCCTAGAGCAATCTGAATGGTGCCCATTCTCGCTGCCAACGGGGAAAACAAGAAAATCTGATATTGAGAATTTCTTAAAAAATTGTGAAGAAGCTACCAAGTTCTATTTAGAGTGGTTAAGAAATGCCTCTGATGTGGAAGGTGCTGAACGCTATTTATTATCCGCACAACAAGCTTGGGAAAGGATATCTAGCCCGGACTGGGGAGGGCGTGGAAATAATCCAAACAAGGATGCCAGGAGGGTGCAACAAGCAAGAGATACTCTCGAATCGGCAAAAGTAAAGCTTGAGAAAGCCAAGATATTACGAGAAAGATTAAATAGTAACTAACAACGAGGCCGCTATTCAGCGGCCTTTTCTTTGCCCGCAATTCAGCAGGTAACCCATGAAATATTTCTTTAAAACCCGCCTGGGTAATACCCGCTTTCAACTTGCTGATGGGTCAGTCCTGTTTAAGGACGTCCCGATCGCAAGGACTGGTGAGCAGGAGTACGACGCCACAGAGCGGCCTGAGCTTGTCCCAAATGACAGAGGGAAGGTCATCGTACGCCGGACGCCAGAAGAGGTATTTAGCGAGCGAGCCATGGCGTCATTCGAAGGAATGGCAGTCACTATCGGGCATCCGCGAGATTTTGACGGGCAGATCATCTTTGTTACCCCTGATAACTGGCGCCAGCTTGCTCATGGTCACATCCAGAACGTACGGCGCGGCACGGACGATAAAACCGATCTGCTGCTGGCTGATGTCATCGTCAAAACCCCGGAAGCCCTGCAGGCCATTGATGATGGTGATGACGAGGTCAGCTGCGGGTATGACGCCGATTACGAACAGATTTCACCTGGTCTCGCAAAGCAGTCTGCGATTACCGCTAACCATCTGGCCCTTGTCCCTAACGGGCGGGCCGGTTTCCGTTGTGCAATAGGGGATTCTATGCCAAGCACTACTAAAAACTGGTTTACCCGGCTCCTGAAGGCCCGTAAAACCGGGGACGCTGCCGAAATGGCAAGTCTCATTGATAACCCGCCTGATGATGTCACGGGCGATAACGAGGTATCGACCTCTATGACACCGGGCGGAGTGGTCATCAACCTTGCACCGCAAAATCCACTGCCGGGCCCGGCATTACCTGGTACCGGCGATGGCGAGGAAGAAATTCCTGCATGGGGTAAGGCGCTGATTGATGCGGTGGCCAAACTCACGCCTGCGGCAACTGCTCCTGGTACCGGCGATGCCGAAGACGAAGAGGAGAAAAAGGAAGAAGAGGGCAAAGTAACCGGTGATGCCGCTTATCGCGCCGATCTGATTCAGCCAGGCATCCAGTTGCCAGAAAAGGCTAAGCCGACAGCGTTCAAACGCCAGGTGCTCGCCTCTGCAGATCAATCTCTGGTGCGCTCTATTGTCGGTGATGCCGATATCAGCAAGCTGAAAAAAGCCACGGTAGATATGGCTTTCACGGCTGTTTCTGAGCTGGCGAAAAACCGCAACACCAAAACCGTCGACAGCCTGCAAACGCAGACTGCCACCACTGTTAAAACCATTGCCGGTATGAATCAGGCCGCGCAGGAATTCTGGTCTAAACGAGGCTAACCAATGGGTAATACATTTCTTTACCGGATGCCTGCGGGCATCGCCGGGGCAATTTCTCGTCCGCAGGATCTGACGGTTGAACCTCAACTGCTGGACTCTTCCAACCTTTTCCCCGCTTACGGCCTTGGCGGCAAGATTTCCTCCGGGAAATTTGTGCCAATCGCTGCGAGCGACGAAGCGTCGGTGCTGGCGGGCATTTACGTTCGTCCGTATCCGACCGCCAGCCAGCCGGATAAAGTCCAGCAGGTAGGCAGCGGTAAAAACTTCACCGGCGATTGCCTGGTACGTGGCTACGTCACGGTAAACATCGGCGCGGATGCATCCAGCGTTGCGCTGCATGGTCCGGTCTATATGCGAGTGGCCACACCATCCGCCTCAAGCCCTCTCGGCGCGTTCCTTGCCGCCGCTGATGGCTCGAATACCGTCCAGATCACTAATGCTTACTTCAATGGCCCTGGCGATACCAGCGGCAACATTGAGCTGGCCTTCAATATTTAAGGAAATCGCAAATGCCAATGACATTTGACCAGGCGACAGTCGACGGTACTGGTGCCTTTCTTGTCCATGAGCTGGAGCGTCTCGATCAGACACTGAATCTGCCGCTGGTGAATTTCACCTGGTCGCGCGATATCCAGTTGCGTGAAGACGTGTCTATTGCTGATGAGATCAGCTCGTTCACTAACACCACCTTTGCTGCTGCAGGTACACCGAATGCCAACGGTAAAAACTGGCTGAGCAAAACTGCGACCGCGATGGCTGGCCTTAACGTCGACATCGCAAAAACTGGCTTCCCGCTTACTCTGTGGGGTATGGAGCTGGGCTGGACTGTTCCAGAATTGCAGGCAGCTGCGCAAGTTGGTCGCCCGATCGACACGCAGAAGTACGACGGTATGCAGCTGAAGTGGAACATGGATACGGACGAGCAGGTTTACATCGGTGATTCCGGTCTGGCGGTAAAAGGCCTGATGAACCTGTCGCAGGTAACGCCGACCAACGCCGCGAAGACCTGGGCGACCTCCACCGCTGACGAAATCCGGGCGAGCATTAATGCCGGGCTGAGCGCAGCGTGGGCCAACTCGGCTTACTCCATGGTACCGACGGACCTGCTGATCCCGCCGGAGCAGTTCTCTCTGCTGGCAAGCACCATCGTATCCAGCGCTGGTAACCAGTCCCTGCTGACCTATCTGGAAACCAACACCATCGCCTACCACCAGAACGGACGTCCTCTGAACATCCGTCCGGTGAAATGGGCGAAAGGTCGTGGCGTGTCGAACTCCGATCGCATGATGTTCTACACCAACGACAAAAAATACGTTCGCTTCCCGATGGTTCCGCTGATGAGCGTGCCGATTCAGTATCGCGGCCTGTATCAGCTCGTAACCTATTACGGCAAGCTGGGTGCAGTAGAGCCGGTTTATCCGGAAACTCTGGCCTACGTCGACGGCATCTAACCTGAGGCGGCCCGAGAGGGCCGCTCATGAGGACTTGCAATGAAAAAGATTTATGTACTCTCCCCGTTTAATTTCAACGACGGCAAAGAGCAAAAGCATTTCCAGGTGGGTTTCCATGACGTCGATGATTCGGTTGCCGATCACTGGTTCGTAAAAGCGCACTGCTCACCGGATGGTGAAGCGCCAGCGGTAGCAGAAGACCCGCGCATTGCTGATCTGGAAGCAAAAATCGCCGAGAAAGATGCGCGCATTGCTGAACTCGAAGCGAAATTGCCGGAGACTACCGATAATGGCAAGAAATCAAAGTCTGCCGACGCCTGAGCAGTTCAGGGCAACCTTTCCGCAGTTCGCTGACGAAACAAAGTACCCCACGCCAATGATCCAGGCTCGACTGAATCTTGCTGATGCCATGCTGAGTGAGTCGCGCTTTGGCGTGGATATCTTTCCCTACATCGTCGGGCTGTATGTTGCGCACTACATGTACCTTTACGCCGCAGATATGCGTGGTGTGGCCGTGGGTACTGCTGGTGGCGTCAATAGCGGCATACAGACGGCGAAATCAGTGGATAAGGTTTCTGCCAGCTATGATGCCAGCGCGACACTGGACCCTAACGCCGGTTTCTGGAACAACTCCCGTTACGGATCCGAGTTCTGGGAATACCTGATGATGTTCGGTGCAGGAGCGGTACAACTGGGGACGCCGGAATGAAAAGCGGGATCACGATTCGGGAAGACAATTACAGCAATGTTCTGGATGCGCTGAAGCAGTTATCAGGCACTGATGTGCTGGTTGGTATCCCGGCAGGCCCTCCGCGCGATGATGCGCCGCTGAGCAACGCTGAGCTGGGTTATCTCCAGTCCACCGGGGCAACCGTAGAGATAGACGGCGAGACCGTCACTCTGCCACCAAGGCCATTTCTGGACATGGGTATTGAGGATTCGCGGGATAAAACGACCGAGCGTTTAAAGCTGGCCGCTCAGTCTGCGCTTGAAGGTAAAGCGGATGTGGCGGCGATGCATCTTGAAGCCGCAGGCCAGATTGCGCGTGATGCCTCAAAGGCTGTCATTGAGGCAGGCGATCGACTGACCCCGCTATCTGAAAAGACCATCAAGAAGCGCAGAGCAATGAAACCTCCCATCCCTGGCGATAAGCCGTTGCGTGCCCGAGGATTCCTTTTCAGAGCGATTCAGTATGTCGTGAGGAAAAAATAATGCCGTTTCTCGATGTGACTGATGTTCTGCTTGATCCGGACTTTGTCGACCTTTCGCTGGTGTGCTATCGACAGGTGCAGACAGTGGATGAAGATAATTTCCCGACCAATACCGCGCAGGCCATTCCGTTCTCTGGTGTCGTAACCGTCGATCGCTCGCTTGAGGCTAAGCGAATGGCCGCCGGGCAAAACATCAATGGCGCCATCCTCATCGTTACCCAGTTCAGGCTAACGCAGGGAATGCCTGCCAGTGACTCAACGACAGAACTCGACGCTGATATCGTTTTATACAGTGGCAGACGGTACCGCGTGACCTTTGTCGATCCGTACACCCGATACGGTGCCGGGTTCGTGCAGGCACATTGCGAGCTGCTGGAGTTTAACGGAGGAATTCCCGTTGAGTAACGACAGCACAGAGCCTGGGTATCTAACCCCCGTCGGGGATGCTCCTGATTACGATAAGGAGCTGGAAAAGCAACTGAGCCGATGGGTAAGAGGCGTGACGGGAATTCCGGTTAACCTGGTATTGCCCCGGTTTACCGATCCCCAGCCCAAAATACCGCCGAACGGTGAGACATGGTGCGGATTTAACTTCTCCACGCTTTCACGTCCCGGCACGCCCGCGAATGTCCAGGTAAGCGAAGAGCAGAGCGAACAATGGTCATGGGAGAGCATCCAGGTGCTTTTCTGTTTCTATGGCCCCGGCGGTTCCGGGATGGCCACTCGGTTTCGCGACGGAATGTTTGTAGATCAAAACGCAGATACGTTGCGACGAATCTCAGGTTTGTCGCTGGTGAGCGCTGATGATATACGAAACCTCCCCGAATTGATCAACAACCAGTGGGTGCGCCGGTATGACCTTGCCGTGACCCTTTCCCGCAAAAACACCCGTACCTACAACGTTAAATCTGTCGTTGACCCTAACGTCACGATAGTTACCGGAGACTAAAATGGAAAAAGGGCTTCCCCTTAACCGTATCGCTAACGTGACGGTGACGCTTTCTGCTCGGGCCGCGCAGGGGCGCAATTTTGGCTCAATGCTCATCCTGGGCGACTCAACTGTTATTCCGATTTCTGAGCGTCTGCGCCTTTACTCCAGCGCTGATGATATCGGCGATGACTTTGGTGTAGACAGCCAGGAATATGCAGCGGCTGTTATCTGGTTCTCCCAGCAACCGCAGCCGACTCTGGTGTATGTCGGTCGCTGGGCGAAAACGCTGGCTACTGGCGAAACAGGCAGCGCAGAAAGCCTCCTGCAGGCCGTTAACGCCTTGCTGGACTGGAATTCATGGTATGGCCTTCACCTTGCTGTGCCGGCTGCTGATTATCCTTCCGACACCGACATTATCAGTGTCGCTGCTGCTATCGAAGCCGCGAGCGTATCGCGCATCTTTGGCGTTACCTCGGCTGATTCAACGATTCTTGACTCGGCCACTACGACGGATCTGGCTTCCAAGCTGAAAGCAGCGAAATACAGCCGCACCTTTATCCAGTACTCGACCAGCAGCCGCTATGCTGCGCTGTCCTCGTTTGCACGTGCGTTCACTGTTGACTTCACTGGAAGCAACACGACGATCACCCTCAAGTTTAAACAACTGCCGGGTGTCACCTACGAAACCCTGGGTACCTCGCAGGCGAACAACCTGGAAGCGAAGAACTGTAACGTTTACGTCTACTACGAGAACGATACAGCGATTCTTGAGCAGGGCGTCATGAGCAATGGTGACTTCTTCGACGAGCGTCACGGCCTCGACTGGCTACAGAACGCGGTACAGACTGCCGACTTCAACACGCTCTATACCAGTACAACCAAAATCCCACAGACCGACGCCGGAACCACTACCCGTATTGCGAACATTGAGCTGGTGCTCGATAAAGCCGTGCAGAACGGCCTGTTTGCGCCGGGCAAATGGACGGGTGGCCCGATGGGGCAGCTCAACACTGGCGACATGCTGACGAAAGGCTATTACACCTGGGCGGAAAACGTTGATGACCAGTTACAGGTCGATCGTGAAGCGCGTAAGGGTGTGCCGATTCAGGTTGCCGGGAAACTGGCTGGTGCTGTCCATTACGGCAGCGTGGCAATCACAGTGGTTCGCTAAGGAGAGTCCTGATGTCTGCTTATTCGTTTCTTGATATCTCGGCTTCCCTGGCTGGACCTACGGGAGCTATTGAACTCGGTGCTGGTTCAGCGAACTCCGAAGAGGGGATCGTGGTTGCGATGACCGAGGCAAAAAACACCATGACCATCGGCGCAGATGGTGAGGGTATGCACAGCCTTCACGGCGGCAAGAGCGGGACGATTACCGTTATGTTGCTGAAAACTTCCCCGGTAAATAAAAAGCTTTCGCTGATGTACAACGCGCAGAGCCAGTCCTCTTCCACCTGGGGGAACAACGTCATTGTCGTCCGTAACAAAGCAAGTGGTGATATCGCCACGGCACGCGGTGTGGCCTTCCAGAAACAACCAGACTGGAACAACCCTAAAGTCGCCGGAACGGTCGCATGGGTATTTGACTGCATCAAAATTGATGAACTGCTTGGGGAGTTTTAACCGATGGAATGCAAGATTAAAGGCGTGAATTACCGCGCCAATAAGATGGGCGTATTTGAACAGTTGAAGGTATCCCGCAAATTATTACCGATCCTCGCTGGCCTGATGACTGATTTTAGCAGCATCAAAAATCTTCTTCCGGCTGGTGGCGTAAAAGAGCTATTTCCGGAAGGCGGAGAGGAAGGTGGCGAAGCCGTTAATTTGGAACGGTTGGAGCCAGTTTTCAACACGCTGCTACCGCGTATCGCTGACGAACTGTCAAAACTCACCGAAGAAGACACGAACGCTATCATCCATCCCTGTCTCGCTATGGTGGTGCGTGAAAACGGCAAACAATGGACGCCAGTCTTCCGCAGTGGTGAATTGATGTTTGATGACATTGATCTGTTCAGCATGCTGCAACTGGTGGCGCGGGTGGTCGCCGATAGCCTGGGAAATTTTTTGCCAGAACTCCCAGACAACGCGACGCCCACCCCGAAAGCGGACTGACGCTGGATTCTTTGCCTGATGGTGAAGATTATCTGATGCGCCCGGTAGATGCCGGGTACATCCCTTACTCTGCGCTCAAAGATGGTTCGGTAGACCTGGCGGATATTGCCAGAATGAATGACTGGCTGGATCTGAAGGCTGACAACGAGCACCGGATCGCAAGATGGAGAGAGGCGAATGAATGCTGAGACGATTAAAGATTTTCTCGTGTCGCTCGGCTTCAAAGTCGATGAAAGCGGCGAGCGGAAATTTAATGCAGTGCTGGCGGGAGTCACTTCTAACGCCATTAAAACCGGGTTCGCCGTTGAAGCGGCGGCACTCTCTGTTGTCGCCTTTACGGCAAAAATAGCCCAGGAATCTGACAAGTTGTACTGGGCCTCCCAGCGCACTGGCGCGACGGTGCAGGGGCTTAAACAGGTTAGTTATGCTATTTCGCAGGTTGGCGGCAGCGCTGACTCGGCGATGAGTTCGCTGGAGAGTCTTGCACGGTTTATCAGAACCAATCCCGGTGCGGAGGGCTTCCTTAATCGCCTGGGTGTGCAGACACGCGACGCCAGCGGCAATATGCGCGATATGGCGAGCATCTTCACCGGGGTAGGCCAGAAGCTCAGCAGCATGCCGTATTACCGGGCTAACCAGTACGCCAGCATGCTGGGTATTGATGAAAACACCCTGATGGCGATGCGGCGCGGTGTCGGCGGGTTCTCCGGCGAATATTCCGCTATGGCGAAAGCGATCGGCTTTAATGCCGATCAGGCTGCAGTAAGTTCTAACCGGTTCATGACGTCGCTCCGGTCATTCGGCGAAATGGCAGGGATGGCACGGGATAAAATCGGCGCTAACCTGGCTGGTGGACTCGCTGGTTCACTTGATAAATTACGCCGTCAAATTCTCGACAACTTCCCGAAAATTGAGCAGACGCTGACCGCGGCTATCAAGGGGGTATTGTGGCTGGGTGACCTCATTGCCCGGTTATTCTCCCGGCTGATGGAAGGGACTTCTGATCTGCTGGACTGGTGGAAATCACTGGATAAGCAGACGCGGGAACTGATCACGCTGTTTGGTGCATTAACGGTAGCGCTGGGGATCCTTAACAGCACGTTCTGGATGTCTCCTATAGGGCTTGTTACTGCGTTCGCTGCCAGTATCGCTTTGCTATGGGAAGACTATAAAACCTGGAAAGAAGGCGGCAAAAGCCTGATTGACTGGGGGAAATGGAAACCGGAAGTAGACGCCGCTCTGAAGATGGTAAAAGACCTCCGGCAGACCGTTGTCGATCTGGGTAAGGCTCTGGCAAAACTTCTGAATATTGACCCTAAATCCTGGTCTCTGAAGTGGGATTTCAGCAACTTCATCAGCCAGATGGGCGAATTCAGTAAGATGCTGAGCATGATTGGTGACCTGCTGAGCGCTATCAAAGATGGTCGCTGGTCAGATGCTGCCAGTATTGGTAAGCAACTACTGAGCCAGGGTAACAATAACCCGGATGCTCTGCCAGGTGTATCTGATAGCGCTAATGGAGCGGCTGACTGGATTAAGGATAAGTTTGGTTTTGACCCTCGTAGCGTCGGACGATTTTTCCGTGGTGAAGGTAACACGCTTGCAGACCGCAACAACAACCCTGGAAATATTCGCCCGGTAGGTGGTAACGGCTTCCGTTCCTTTGGCTCTGCGCTGGAAGGATGGCAGGCGATGAAAAACCAGCTGATGCGATATTTCACCGGGAAAACGACGGGGCGCATGCTGCAAACGGTCCAGGACATCGTGAGTACCTGGGCTCCTGCTGGCGATAACAACGATCCTCAGCTTTACGCCAAACAGGTAGCTGGCTGGATGGGCGTTTCCCCTGATGCCGTATTGAATCTGAATAACCCTAATACGATGGCTTCCCTGATGCAGTCTATGGCCCGTAAAGAGGGATACGCCAACTGGCAAAGCCCTTTAGCGTATCAAGCTGCAGGCGCATCAATTCAGCAAAACAACACCTATAACATTCACGGCGGTAACGCTATGGAAGTTGGTCAGGAGGTCGGACGCCGCCAGATTGATGCAAATGCCAGGGTAATGCGTAAAAACCAGAGCGGGGTAGGTTGATGGATATCCTTTCTACGCTGTTTCAGCAGCAGTCCCGGCGTATTGGGCTGATTGTTCCCAGCGTTGTAGTTTCTGAGAAGCATAACGACACGCTGGAAATTACTGAGCACCCCGTCGAAACGGGGGCTCCTGTTTCAGATCATGCCTATAAACGTCCCTCAGAGGTCGTGATGGAAGTGGGGTTTGCTGGTGGTGGTTCGCTGCTGGATTTCATTGATACGTCCTCTCTGGGCTTAACGCTTGGCCTGAGCCCTAAAGAAACCTATCAGCAAATACTCGACCTGCAGTCCAGCCGGATCCCTTTTGATGTCGTCACAGGTAAAAGGCTATACAGCAACATGCTGATCAGGGCGATTGAGGTCACCACTGACCGTACATCAGAAAATGTACTGATGGCGGTATTAACGCTCCGTGAAGTGATCATCACCCAGACTCAGCAGATAGCGGTAGCCGATAAAGCCGATATGAAAGAGGGGGCCAATACGTCAGCCGTTATCAACTCCGGCACAAAAGCGGCCAAGCCTCAAAACGAATCCTTGCTTAGCTCTGGCTGGCAGGGGCTCAAATCAATTATTGGAGGCGGCTGATGCAGGTATACGAAATCCCCCTCACTGCTGATAACCAGCAATTCAGTACCATTCTGGCGGGTGTTACCTACCAGATAAGCATCACCTGGCGTGATCCGTGCTGGGTTCTGGATATCGCCAATAGCAGCGGTAACATGGTGGTTAAAGGTATCCCCCTTGTGACTGGCGCTGACCTGCTGGCTCAGTATTCCTATCTCGGGTTTAGTTTCAAACTCGCCGTGGTTTGCGACGATGCGAACCAGGATTACCCAACCCAAACAGATCTCGGTACCGCCAGCCACTTACTGGCAATAACGGAGTAATTATGTCTCAAAACTGGATGCGTCATTTTGAACTGCAGCTACTGGACGAAAACGGGAAGGGAATAGATCTGGGTGACTTCAAAGTTACTTTCACAATCGACTGGTTCAACATCAGCAGCGCTACACGAACCGGGACGTTTAAGATTTATAATCTGTCTGCGGATACGGTGAACAGGATCACCGGTAGTGAATTTGCCACTATTCGCGTAATCGCTGGTTATGATGGTATTGCCCCCGATGTTGACGCCAGCGACGTAGGCCGCGTTCGTGAGATCGATGCTTCTCAGGTAGGGCAATCTGACGGTCGTAACTGGGGATTGCTGTTTACAGGCGATATTCGGTACACCATCACGGGAAAAGATAACCCGGTTGATTCGTTCGTACTTATTCAGGCCGCAGATACCGACCTGGCGTTTACCTCTTCCATCACGGTGCAAACACTGGCGGCAGGATATACCGTTGCCGATATGAACCGCGCTTTGATGAAGGACTTCGAGGCGAAGGGCGCGACCGAGGGCGTCACCCCGCCAATGCCTGCTACCGTCTTCCCACGCGGGCGCGTGCTGTTTGGTATGACGCGAGACCTGATGGATAACGTCGCAAGGCAATGCGGCTCAACCTGGCAATTCGTTGATGGTCAGCGCCAGATGGTGGCAAAAAATGAGTATGTGCACGAAGCTATTGTGTTGAACAGCGCAACCGGGCTAATCGGCATGCCTCAGCAAACGATCGGCAACGGAGTGAACGTACGTGCTCTGATTAACCCAAACATGCGGGTTAATGGCCTGATTGAGCTTGATCAGGCATCTGTCTACCGTACCGCGCTGGCGAATAATGATATCGCTATGGCTGGTGGTCGCATTACCGATCAGGACAATAACGGGAACATCTCAATAACCGGAACTACCTCACAGCCAGCCAGCATTGCAACGGACGGCGTTTATATTGTGCGCGGCATTATGTACACTGGCGATACAAGGGGCCAGGCGTGGTACATGGATATGATGTGTGAAGCGCGTGGGGCTCAAGATTTGAGAACTCAGGATTCGCTCAACCGGGGGTAAGTTTGAAAGCATTCGCTTTTTGCATTGCAGCTATGATGTCATTTGGCGCTTCAGCAAGCGGGTATACTGCATACTGCGGTCCGTACACCATTGTTGCAAAGGTCGGTGAAATGGATATGGTAAACGGTGAACGTGTAACCTCCCAGAAAATTACAAACTTGGGTGCCGACGGCATCAAAATTGAGATGGGTTTGATGCCAGCCAAAGACGGGAATAACTACGGGTTTGAGTACATTCACCGTCCTGGTAGCGAAAAACGGTTTTTGAACGTTCAACTGCTGCAGAACAGTATGGATGCGCCGAAGCTGATTGGATCGTTTCCTTGCAGGAAGCTTAATCATGAATGATTGTGTAGACAATATAAAAACCATTGAAGAGCAAGAAAAAGAACTTATCGATAAGGCTGAATTATTGTTCGAACATCAAAAAGAGCAATACGAATCTTCAGTTGTAAGAGTTCGTCGCCTGGAAGATAAGGCACTCAAAGCATTTGGGTCGCTAAACCTTATTATTACAGTGGCACTTCTTATAGTTAGATATTGGTGGGGGGATATTTTTCCGGGCAAATATACACCTTTACATGCATTTTGCTGGATTTCACTTTCTGTATTTATAATCATGTGCTTTATTTCATGGGGGTTTTCTTTCAGTGCAATGCAACTAAAAGACTGGGAATGTCCTTCTTCAGACGCCCAAGAGATGGAAGTTTTTTATATGGATAATAAAATATATAATTCACTTTCAGCATATGCTAGAGAATACTCGAGGCTTGCAGATGTTGTGGGTAATATACATAGGGATAAAACCAAGTTAATCAATAACTGTTTTGAATCAATGCTTTTCGGAGCTTGGTCGTTTACAGCTTTTTTAATTTCCGTTGCATTATTAAAATTTAACTAATGAGGCTATTATGTCAGAAAATAATAAAGGTGATAAACAGCAAAGAGGAAATGCTCCATCAACTGGGAAAGATCAAAAATCTAATAGTGTTTCTACCCCATCAGAGCCTATTAGGTATGATAGCTCCATCCCTGTACCAAGAAGTAAGGTTGTGACGGAGAGCTATCAACCGCCAGTTAGTAAAAAACAAAAATAATACAAACCCGCAGAGGCGGGTTTTTTCATATCTGGAGTTTGCAAATGCCTTCCTCTAACCAAACCCGTAGCGGATCCCTTGATGAAACTTTCGAGTCAGAACGGAAAGTTTTAAAGGAGCAAATCCGCGTCGCGCTACCCGGCATTATTCAGTCATTTGACGCCGATTCAGTAACTGCAGTTGTGCAGCCGGCGATCCGCTATGTTGAGCGTGATAACGATGGCGCTACTGAAACACAGGATTACCCACTGCTTACCGATGTTCCGGTGATTTTCCCTCGTGGGGGCGGTTGTACGCTGACATTCCCAGTCAAAGAGGGTGATGAATGCCTGGTGATATTTGGCGACCGCTGTATCGATTTCTGGTGGCAAAGCGGCGGCATTCAGGAGCCGGTAGACGACAGGATGCACGATTTATCTGATGCGTTCTGCATTGTCGGGCCACAGTCACAGGCAAAGAAAATCAGTGGCATCAGCACCGTATCCGCTCAGTTGCGTACTGATGATGGCGCTGCATTCATTGAGCTGTCCGTAGGTCATGATGTCACCGTTAAAACGCCGGGAAAATTGACAGCAAATGCTGACGGCGGAACGGAAATAACCTCTCCTGAAATTATCCTTAACGGCAATGTGACTATTAACGGCAATCTGTCTCAGGGAATGGGTGACAGCGGCGGCTCAGCGACAATGCTCGGCCCTGTAACTGTGACCAATGATGTGAAGGCAGGTGGTAAGAGCCTGATGACTCATACGCATGGAGGGGTGGAGCACGGCAACGACAGCACAGGAGAGCCTGAATAATGCGGTACCGTCGCGAAGATGATGACGGGGATTACACCTTCGGTCAGGGTGATGATACCTGGCTGGTTAACTCCCCCGAGGCCGTGGCGCAGGCCATTAAAACGCGCTTCCTGCTTTGGTACGGGCAATGGTTTCTGGATACCACAGCGGGTACGCCGTGGATTCAGTCAGTACTTGGCAAGCAAAAGCCAGACACCTATAACCTCGCTATCCGCAAGCGGATCCTCGAAACGCAGGGCGTTAGCTCTATCACTGCGTTTAATACCACTGTTGACGGCACCACACGCCGTGTAACGTTCACAGCAACGGTGGAAACCATCTACGGGACAACCACAGTAACTTCGGAGGCGTAATGTCTTTGGACCTCGACACACTCGGCTTATCGGCAACGGTAACCGCTGAGGGGATAAGCGCGCCCGACTATCAGACCGTTCTGGACACCATCACCGGCTATTTTCAGCAGATTTATGGCAGTGATGCCTATCTCGATCCTGACAGCAAAGATGGCCAGATGGTGGCGCTGGTTGCCCTGGCTATTCACGATGCCAATAACACGGCCATTTCTGTTTACCGGTCTTTTTCACCATCGACGGCGCTGTCCGATGCATTAACCAGTAACGTCAAAATTAACGGCATCACTCGACGGGCTGCGACAAACTCCACGGTCGATGAGTTGATCGAAGGTGAAGCCGGGACGTTAATCGCAAACGGCTCAGTGAAAGATGCCAACGGCATCATCTGGAATCTTCCTGCTCAGGTGGCTATTGGTATTGATGGAACCGTCATTGCGACTGCAACGTGTTCTGTTGCCGGTGCTGTTGCGGCCCCTGCTGGATCAGTCAACAAGATAAATACCCCGACACGTGGCTGGGTATCAGCAACTAACCCGCAAGCGGCCACAGTAGGCGTAGCGGCAGAAACCGACGCAGAACTTCGCGTAAGGCAGTCGCAAAGCGTCGCGCTGGCGTCTCTCACACCGTTTGATGCAGTAGATGGAGCGATTGCCAATGTTGAAGGCGTGACTCGTCATAAGCTGTTTGAGAATGATACTGAGGTAATGGATGCGAACGGGTTGCCCGCGCACTCTATTTCAGCTGTTGTGGAGGGAGGGGATGCAACAGTGATTGCCAATACCATCCGAAGCGTAAAGGGACAGGGAGTTTCTACCTTCGGCATGACTGCCGTGGTTGTCACAGATAGGTATGGAAATCCTTATACCATTCGATTTTCACGTCCCGTAGATGTTCCGGTGTTCGTGTCAATCACCCTGAGGGCGTTAACCGGATACACTTCTGATGTTGGTGATGAAATGAAAGCGGCGGTGGCCTCTTACATTAACTCTCTCGCTATCGGTGATAGTGTGTTGTTGAGTCGTGTTTATTCTCCTGCAAACCTCGGTGTAGTCAGTGGTGGGAATGCGCGATATTACGATATCATGGAGTTATTGATAGGTCGGTCAGCTGACTCTGTAGCAGCAGCGAATTTAACCGTCTTATATGACGAGGCTGTTTCATGTAGCGTGGAAAATATAGAAATAACGGTGATGACATGAGTAAATACACCGAACTCATTTCTAACTACCATGCAGGAAAACCAAAATTTGTAAAGCATGTTGACCTGTCCACGCGCCCTCTAATTGATATATCTGGTTCTGTCTACGGCCTTATCTCGGCATTCGACATAGATACAGGGGTGGGAGCGCAACTCGATATTCTTGGAAAATGGATCGGTGTGGCCCGGACAGTTGCAGCGCCAATATCTGGAGTTTTTCTTGAATGGGATAAAGATCGTGTTGGTTGGGATCAGGGCATCTGGCTTGGTCCATATCAGTCTTCTGATGCCTTAACTTACCTCAGTGATGATGTATACCGTGTAGTGTTAAAAGCTAGGATAGGGATTAACAGCTGGAATGGTCAAAATGGCACGCTGCCTGATATTCTGGAAACAGCACTCGCTGGTACTGGGATTAAAATGATTATCCTTGATAATCAGGACATGACCATCTCGGTACTCATCGTCATTGATTCTGAATATTTAATGTCTGTAACAGATCGATTGATATTTGATTCAGGTATGAATCGTGGTCCCTTTATTTCTCTTCCTGATGATTACACACCATCGCGATATGACATTAACCCAATAGATAAACTTCCCGCTGAGTTTGTTTTTGTGGTTCGTGCTGGCCTCCTTACGGTAAAAGCGGCCGGAGTAAGAGTTAGAGAAACGGTTACGCCCTCTAATGGATATAAATTCTTTGGTTTTGATGTCGAAAACGACTATATCGCTGGATTTGAGTCCGGTGCATGGGGAGAAAATTTCTGATGCCAGTTAACAACTTTAAACCATTTGCCATTGCATCTGGCTCAAATGTGACATCACAGACGGAATGGGAAGGTTTGATCGCCCTTTCTACAGGATTTACTGCAGGGCTGGCCAGGTCCGCCCAGATTAATAAAGCGCTGCGGCAGGGGACCGTTATGGCGAGCGTCTTAGCTCAGTTCATGGCTGAGACAACCGGAGAGGATGTGCTTGATGATGGTGACACAGCAAAGCTTGTATCCCTGATTACCATGTCAGTTAATTCTGTTGCGCGGAGTGCGCTTCCAGTTGGAACCCCCATTCCTTGGCCCTCAGATAGTCTACCCGCAGAGGGGAACTTCGCATTTATGCAGGGGCAAACATTTAGTCTGACGGCATATCCGTTACTGGCCGCTGCGTACCCGTCAGGTGTAATTCCAGATATGCGTAACTGGACCATTAAAGGGAAACCAGCTACCGGGCGTACGGTGTTGTCACAGGAGCAGGATGGTGTTAAATCCCACTCGCACACGGCATCTGCCTCATCAACAGATCTTGGAACTAAAGTCACGAGTAGTAACGGTGACCACTCCCACACGTGGGGATCTGCTATGCAGAAACAGGGGGGGAGTGATCAGGAGGTTGGCAATAATAGTGGGAATAATTTTGGCGTGACATCTACTGCAGGCGCACATACACACTCTGTAGTAATTGGGGCTCACTCACATACGATCACGGTCGATGCCGCTGGTAATGCAGAAAATACCGTCAAAAACATCGCATTCAACTACATCGTGAGGCTTGCATAATGGCTTTTGAAATGTCTGATAAAACTCAGGTTGTAACCGTTTATCATATCAGTGACGATACGGGGGAGTTGGTGGGCTTTGAAGAGTTGTCAATCCCGCCTTACACTGGATTGCCAGCCTGCTGCACCCAAATAACACCGCCAGAAACAGGACCCGGAGAAGCAGCGGTTTTCAATATAGCTACTGGGCTGTGGTCTCTTTTTGAGGACCATCGCGGGAAAACCGTATACAGCACCTTATCTGGAGAACCTATTGAGATTTCAGCGCTCGGAGAACTGCCAGAAGGGGTAACGACGAAGGCGCCGGCGGACAAATATCAAAAATGGGATGGCGATAACTGGGTTGACGATACAGAGGCTAAACACCTGGCTGAAGTGAGTAATGCTACTGAGCTATTGACCGAATTGATGCGCGAAGCAAACGCAAAAATAGCTCCTCTTAACGACGCTATAGAGCTTGGTATCCAGACTGAAGAAGAAATTACGAAACTGGCTGAGTGGAAAAAATACCGCGTTGCATTGAACCGTATTGATACATCTGCGGCGCCCGATATCGTTTGGCCTGAAATTCCTGCCTGATCCGCTTCTGAGGTAACACCACTATGCCATTTTATTTAACGCGGGATCCGGTTCCGTCGGCAGACATGCGTAACGTTTTTGATAACGCTCAGAATCTTGACCTTGCACTCAATGATTTAACTTCATCCTTATGGACTGATCGGCTCGGTCGTAGCCGTATGTCATGGTTCGGACTGGAGTCTGCATTTTCGGTAAAACTGAGTGACTTTGAATCCCGATTCACCAGCCAGATAGTCGAGCAGGAAGCCACTTTTGATGCTTCTCAAGCGGATAAAGAAAACCGGTTTCAGCACTTTCTCGTGTCTTCTGGGTATGTATTTCTTGGGGATTACGAAGATGGTCCTTTTCAGTTCAGTGCCCGTAACCAGTACATCCGCTATAACAACCAGTATTACCGCCTGAATGCTGCTACTGACGTCGGCTTTACGACCACTGGAACCGATGCAACCAGCTTTGCTAACGACGTTACTCACTTCGTTCTGATGGATGGTGACACGCTTCGCCAAAACCTGGGTTCAGGCGACGGTCTTAAGATGGTTGGTAGATGTGCGTCGCTGTCATCATTGCGACTTACTGAGCCAGCCGTTGACGGGCAGTGGATCGTGCTTGAAAAAGCCATTCCCGGTGGTCAAATCATTAACGAAGTATTGACCTACGATGCGGCTGACACAGTCAGCCCTGACAATGGCTATTCTGTTTTTGTGACAGCCAATGGCCGACGCTGGAAAGCTGACCTGTCAAAAGGATATAACCCTTTATTCCTGTTAGGGGCGGTCGGATACGAAAGTATTTCCTCATGCATCAACAAAATCGCGTATGACCTGGCTGTTTTATGGGGAAACAAGAAAGGGGTTATTGATTACTGCACAACCATCCGAATCCCTGGCATGCCGCGTGGTGAGACCCGATATAATGTCACCGGAGCCATCCACATTCCGTCATTCGTTGCCTTCAATTTTGACGTGGACACGTGCTTTGATTATTACGGCGTACAGAACACTGACGGTATTATAATTGATAACAGCTATTTTCCTATGCTACTGGATTCAACCTATGACACGTCACCGACTGTTCGCCCGCGCTCTGTACTTCTCTGGGAGGCTGAGCGTCAAACCTTCCAGGGGGGCAAGCTCACGCTTACTCACCCAACCGGAGCGGCCAGAACGTCAAATGCTGGCATCACAATAGGTAATACGGCCAACGGTTTTATTGACGTTCGTGGCTGCTGCCTTAATAATTTTGCATCGCTCGGTTTTTATTATGGAATAAAGATAAACCCGTTTGATAACTATATCAATTCATTCTCTAATTTTCACCTCGGTAGAAATCACTATGCCGTGGCTGTTATTGGTGATACCAAAAACAATGCAGGGGAACGTTTCGCATTCATTAACGGAACGCTGGCAGACTCTGATTCTGATTTGATATATATCGAAAATAATGCGTTTGAGTTATTTTTCACACTTTGCTCATGTGATTATTCCACAGGAGACCTGGTTAAGATAACAAAAAACGGAAACACCTATGTATGCTTCGATCTTTGTCATATCGAAGGTATTCAGGGAATGTTAGTGAATGTTGTGTCAGTAAACACATACCCGAAGTACGGAAAGAAAATCGTATTTAAAGGCTGCATGATTGATGTTGGGTCCGGTCAGTCAGGTTCCGAGGAATGGAATAAAACCTGGGGTTTTTCTTCAGCAATAAACACATACTTACAGATTGAGGAAACCTGCCGGTTCTGGAGCTCAGTCTCAACAATGAGTCAGGCAAAAACCGCATACCAGTCACTGGTTGTTTCAGGTAAACCGGCAAATAATGCAATAGTCATTGATTTCCCTCAGTGTATCGAAGATTTGCTTGATGCCTCCACTGTTCTCCTGGGGCGGTTTGTTGCTGGCGGGGAGAATAAACGCGTTATTAGTACCAACAGGTATTCTGGCGCGGCTGGAGCTGCATATAACGCCTCCGTATCCCTGGCTGATTCCTATGGATGGTACAATGTTAATGGGTACTGGGTATATGAGGATGCGGATGCTGATGACAATGACGGGCTGCAATCAATCTCCGTAACGTCGGATAGTGAAAGTAATGTTTTTTATATCATGCTATCGAAACCCCATGAGGTAATACCGCAGGATAAGTTCAGAGCGCTGGGCGCAATCAAAGTCGCCGCAGGATATTCCGGGGCAGTGAATGTCGCATGCGTGGTTGAAGTGCACAGCATTTTTACGATGAACAGCTCAGCCCTGGCAGACACCACGCTGGCAACGACATACAGTCCGGCAGTTGATGTTGCTGCACTGTCCGCTGCTAACGGAAGGATTGGTAAATTTCAGGGTTTTTGTACGCAGGCCGCACAGGTCAACTCATATTCAAACACATTGCATCCAATGCATCATGTTCGTGTGGGGTTAAGAATTTCAGGCTTCAAGGGAACTATTTCGCTGAAAATCCCCACCGTTACCAGCCACAGACTTTTGAGTGCGTAATATGACAATATATTACATCTACCAGACGGAATCAGAGGGCGTTTATAGTGTTTCCACCGATAACAGAGACACGCCGATAGCGCAGTTTGAGTCCAGCGAAACTAATCAGGCCGCCATACTTCAGGCAGCCGATCAGTGCATGGCATTAACTGGCGGTGCCTATCCGGAAATTCAGATTTCCTATGTTTTGGAAATTTTATAGTTGATGACCCGCCAATATGGCGGGGTATCATCACACCTCTGTATCCGGATTGGTAAATCGCCAGTCACAGAATAAATCCGTAATTCCTTCAAGTTTTATCATTCCTTCACTGGTTACCGACTCCACAGTGTAAATATTTCCAGTCGTTAGCAGGTCGCTTACCGACTCACTGTTGTAACAGGTCACTGAATCACCGGGATTGATCATGCTTTCCATACCTTCAGACTCTCAATTGTGAATGAATTTGTTGAGTTAAGATAGAAACCGTTAAACGTCAGCCGCAAAAAAGCTGCTGCCGGGGGTATATTTTTAACAGTTCGTAATCCGCCAACGACCGACTGAGAGGACGCCCCGAAACTTCCAGTCCCTTCCGTCCATGTTTCTATAACGGATTTATTTGAGGTAAGCAATTGCTTGATAATCGGTATAGAACCAAGCGTCGATGTATTGGATGCTATTAACTTGAATGACACCTGCTCAGCTCCGCATAATGGTATATCAATATATAAATATGATGTTGTCCCACCACTCCCAACACCTGTGTAAATTAATTTACTGCCAGAAATTGATGCAGTAGTGATGGCTGAGTTGGATAATGAAAAATCGAAATAGGCGGTCGTGTCCAGCAACATTTCTGCATCACATGAATAGTAAGCAGCCAGTTTTGCCGAATCACTCATTAAAAAAATTGCGCCTTTTCTGAAGCGTTTATTTGAAATTATTCCACTTGCTACATTAGCTCCGTCATGAATAAAAGTCAGATCGTCTATGGACAACTGATTATCCTGATACTGCTCAACCAGATACCATACAGAAGATGTATTGCCAACGATCGCCAGCATTCCCTTAATACTCACGGAGCATCCTGAGCCGTTTAACTTTATCAGAGAAGCTATGCGCCCGGCGTTTTCTATGTGTCCCTCAAGAGTGATATGACCAGAATCTATCGTCGCTATGGCTGTGCTGTAGTCAAACGAGCCATCTCGCCAGTACACTTTCCCGTTAGGGTTATTAATATAAAATGCGATTCCTCCAGATTGCCAGGTACAACCATAAAACGACATCCGCTCATATGTATCCGCCTGAGGTGTGAGGTAGAGCCACCACTGGCAGTTACTCGCCTGGCATGAATACCAGCTCCAGCCCCACCCACCTGGCCCGTGGGTGAAAATTTTATTAAACCCACGAAAAGTACAATCATACAGTGCATGCAGGCACGCGCCGTTATTTGCCGAAATAGCATCACCACGAACGGAGTAAAACAAATCAAGTGACCGATCCGGGCAACTGAATTTCACACCTCTAAATAATGCTCCTGCATGCCCTGAGAACGCCGCGAGGTTATTGTTATTTGTGACTGTAATACAGACATTATTGGTAAATCCTCCCGCTGAATTATCAAAATACAACTCGCCGCCCGTCAGCGCCTGAACGCGAACCCGTGTGCCGTCCATAACGAGTGTTCGGGTGATCCGATACGTGCGGTTCAGGTAAACGACCTGGGGCGCATACGAACCATTTACCATGATTGCTCGCGACGCAGCCTCATTAAAGGCGTCCTGAATCGCGGTTAAATCATCAGAAACGCCATCGCCAGAAGCAGCCATCATCTCCGGCGTGCAAAACCGGAGTGCGTCAAAAACAGTGCCTTTAAGCAGACTGACAATCCCCGCTCCCGGCAGTTCGCCTGAACCCAGGTTTACGCGAACAATATCGGCAATTTACAATCTGCCTTTTCAAAGGGTTGCATAATGCTGATTGGCTACGCGCGGGTGTCTACCGGCGATCAAAACCTCGATTTGCAGAAAAATGCGCTGGTTCGCGCAGAATGTGAACAGATATTTGAAGACACCGCGAGCGGGAAAAATGCCAGACGCCCAGGGCTGAGGCGTGCTATTCGTCGTTTAAAACCAGGTGATTCTCTCGTGGTCTGGAAGCTGGATCGCCTTGGGCGTAGTGTTCGTGACCTCATCACTCTGGTCTCAGAGCTGCAGGATAAAGGTATTCACTTTCGTAGCCTGACCGACTCGATCGACACTTCGACGCCAGCAGGGCGATTCTTCTTCCACGTCATGAGCGCCCTGGCGGAAATGGAGCGCGAGTTGATCGTCGAGCGTACCCGAGCCGGTTTAGCCGCTGCGAGGGAGCAGGGGAGAGTCGGCGGTCGCCGCCGGGTAATGACTGAAGAAGTGGTGGAGCGGTGCCGCAGAATGCTGGAGAACGGCGCTACCCGGCAACAGATCGCAGATGTGATAGGGGTGGGGGTGAAGACGATCTACAAATACTTTCCTGCTGCCGTCCGCGATCAAGGATTCCTGCCCTTCCCGTGATATGTAACATTTGAGATAATAAGTACTTTCAGTTTTGAAAACAGTTTGGTTTGTTCGTGAACGGTAAGAAAACAATAAGTTTTGAACAATTTTTAACTATTAACAGCAATCTTGTTTCCATCTCAGATACATGGGCAGACTTGTGGGCGTTAATTTTTCACACAGGTTTAAGCGCTGGAAGGCTGCTGAGTATTCGATATGATGATATTGATGATGGCTTGATACTGATACGAAAACAGGGTCACCTGAAGGAGCTACGTGTTGAATCAACCCCTCCAGTGGAGGGGATCATTGCTCGTAGAAGAGAACGCTATCCAGAAGATGTTTTTTTATTTCAGAGCCATTCTAACCGTGTGAAGTACCAACGCCGGCCGGTCACTATAATTGCTTTCAACGCCGCTTTACGTCGCGCCGCTAGATCATTACCAGACGTTAACGTAAGCAGTAGTAGCGCGAGAAACATACCGGACTAACCGCCTGTCCAGTCGCGTGTGGCCGATGTGACAGGCGTGGGGGTGAAGACTATTTACAAATATTTGCCAGTACAATACGGCGATAAAAAATCCCCTTGAGCAGGCACACTCAAGGGGAAAATACTACATAACATCATTGCTGTGTGCGTCTTTGCGCTCGTCTATCTTCCAAGAATATGCCTAAAGCTTCCAGATATTTCTGGTCTGAGCTGTTACATCATGGAGTAGGTGCCGATGGGATAGGTTAAGAGCGAAGATGATCTGTAAGTACCTTCAGACGTCGAGGAGCAAGGACCATGAATTTGGGTCTATACCATCCCAATTCATATATTCTTTGTAAGTCTATGAAATATCGAGCAAAGTATTCTGTTCGAAATGAACCATATGGAATAGCCAAAGGCTAAAATGCCCAGCGTAAAAACAACAATCAGCAAGTCCGTCTGTGACATCTTATATCCATTTTGCAGTAGCAGGTTTTGAGAAAAGATAGTTCATAGCTGGCACATAGACAACATAATCACTAAGTGAAACCAATTTCTGCGTCTCAAAGGTACTGATTTCCTCTCTGTGTGCCTGAATCGATGAAATCAGTCCTCATCCCTGATGGGCTTTTTGAGAGCAGAGGCTGTCAATTTTGGGGCAGATTTTGGGGCAAATCGGCGTTTGGGGCATGATTTGGGGCAACCAAATGTCCGCATTTGTCCGCATTTGTCTTGCCATAAATTTTTGTATCTTATTGAAATGTGGCTATATCATTGATTTTTGAACGGTAAGTTTTTTCTTGCCATAATAAAGTTAATATTTAGGCAATCACGATCAAAAAAGTTGTTCTGATTAAAGCACAGCGGCACGTTATTGCGTAAACTTTAAAAACTTTACCAACTCGCTGTTTCTTTAAGGTCATTTGTACGCTTTACTCACCGGTTGCTGCGGCGCGGTCAGAGTGGTGCGGCATATTTTGTTTGGAAAGGATACTTGGGTGGCTCTTATGATGCATGACGCTTTTTCCCTTCGCGGCCTCGCTGCAGGTTGCGCGCTGTTATTTCTTGTCGCACCTGCGGTGCAGGCTGCAGAACAACTCCCCGACGCCCCTTCGATTGACGCTCGCGCCTGGATCCTGATGGACTACGCCAGCGGGAAGGTGCTCAGCGAAGGCAATGCCGATGAAAAACTCGACCCGGCCAGTCTGACGAAGATCATGACCAGCTACGTGGTGGGGCAGGCGATAAAAGCGGGAAAAATCAAGCTCACCGATATGGTGACCGTCGGACGTGATGCCTGGGCGACCGGCAACCCGGCGCTGCGCGGCTCATCGGTGATGTTCCTCAAGCCCGGCATGCAGGTCTCGGTGGAAGATCTGAATAAAGGGGTCATTATTCAGTCCGGTAACGACGCCAGCATTGCCATTGCCGACTACGTGGCGGGCAGCCAGGACGCATTCGTCAGCCTGATGAACGGCTATGCCAAAAAAATGGGGCTGACCAACACCACCTTTATGACCGTCCACGGCCTTGATGCGCCGGGTCAGTTCAGTACCGCCCGCGACATGGCGCTGCTGACCAAAGCGATGATCCACGATGTGCCGGAAGAGTACGCGGTACATAAAGAGAAAGAGTTCACCTTCAATAAAATTCGCCAGCCGAACCGCAACCGTCTGCTGTGGAGCACCAACCTCAACGCCGATGGTGTGAAAACCGGGACCACCGCCGGGGCCGGCTATAACCTGGTCTCCTCAGCCACCCAGGGTGATATGCGTCTGATCGCCGTGGTACTGGGGACCAAAACTGACCGCATTCGCTTTAACGAGTCAGAAAAACTGCTGACCTGGGGCTTCCGCTTCTATGAAACCGTGACGCCGATTAAACCGGATGCCACCTTCGTTACCCAGCGCGTGTGGTTTGGCGACAGCAGCGAAGCGAAACTGGGAGCCGGCGAGGCGGGCTCTATCACCCTGCCGAAGGGCCAGCTGAAAAACCTGAAAGCCAGCTACACCTTAAATCAGCCGCAGCTTACCGCGCCGCTGGAGAAGGGGCAGGTGGTCGGGACTATCGACTTTAAGCTGAATGATAAAACCATCGAGCAGCGCCCGCTGATCGTCATGGAGCCGGTGAAAGAGGGCGGTTTCTTCAGCCGGATGATCGACTTCGTACTGATGAAACTCCACGGCTGGTTCGGCAGCTGGTTCTCCTGA